TTGGGCTGATAAAGTTAAATGGAGTCCATCTAAGACAGCTCAACCAACAAATAAAAAATGGCTTAAGGGTAGTTGACGAAAATATTTATGATCAGAGCAAATAAAAAAACCACAAGCAAAGTAAATCAAGCTGGTAATTATACTAAGCCAGGTATGAGAAAGTCTTTGTTTAATAAGATTAAAGCTGGCTCAAAAGGCGGAGATCCTGGGGAGTGGAGTGCCAGAAAAGCACAAATGCTTGCTCGTGAATATAAAGCTAAAGGTGGAGGGTATAAGTAATGGCATTAGCTAAGTCACAACAAAGTCTAAAGAATTGGACTAAGCAAGAGTGGATGACATCTGGAACACACTCAAATAAAAGCAAAGGATTATCGAAAGAAGTTAAGTCTGAGGGCAAGAAAAGGTATCTACCTAAAGCTGCTTGGGATTCTTTAACTTCTGGAGAGAAGAAGGCTACTAATAAAGCTAAGTCAGAAGGAAATAAAAGAGGCAAACAATTTATAAGTCAGCCTTTAAAAATAAAGAATAAGGTAAAGGTTTTCAGATAAAATCTACTCAACATTTTTAAGAATATGCTTTGTAAGCTTCTTAAGTATGTGTAGTTCTCTATAAGATAAAGGATATGTAGTTCTATGTCCTTTATATTCTATTGTAAAGTCTACACCTGCCCCATTGGACCATTCGGTTACTTCTAAATTTTTGTCAAACTCATCCTCCGAGAATGTAATTGACAGTCTATTTTTTCTTTCCATTTTCCTTAAACCTTAATAATTGATCTTGATCTAAGACATACGAGTCTCCAGTTCCTAAGTTACGGATATTTTCTTGCTTTTTTATATCTTCAGAGCGAATATACCCAGGAAAAAAAATTGTGTAGTCATTTTGTACAATTGCAAGTACATACATATCAACAGGTATTGCATTTAATTTGACCATGAGCCTTCCATTTTTTAGTCGAGTGCTTTTAATGTCAATGGTTAAATTTTTATAAACACAGTCAGGCTGTCCTGGAGTATCTGCTAGGCTAAATGTAATGTTATGCCATTTGCAGAATGCGTACTCAGATAGACATCCATCAAAGTCGATTTCATACCCTGATTTTTCAGAGGCAAACTTTTGGTCTACCACATTATTATTCCTGTTAAAGTAGGACCTTGTTGAGGCAATAGTTCTAAGAAAGTGTACCTCCGACTCTGTTAAATTTATTGTCATTATTTGGTGTGTTATGAAAAAAACACGTTCTTATGGCATAGATCCATTACTCCACTATTTGCATTTACTAATTCCTCCGTTGAGGCTTCAATGGCTTCGTTATCCAGACGACTATTTATAGCTTGTAATAGACTCTATTGCCAAAAGAACTATTGTGTGTTTTATATGCGTTACAAATATAATCTTTTTTAAAAGAAAATCAAGTGAAAATTATTAACAAAAGATTTTTAATTTTCTTCTGGATTTATTTGTAAACATTTTGGAATACCTCCATTCATAAGATATACTCCGCAGGTTTTACATCTGACTAAATACTCATTGTTTCCTTTTATTACCAGCCAATTACTCTTGCAGAATTTGCTTTTTCTTAGGTATTTGGATTCTGGTTTCATTACGCTAATTTAGCGTTTTTTCTTCAAGTTTTCAATGGCACTTTTTAAATATATCGCCTGGTCCAAACATTCTTCATACGCTTCTTGCAACCACATTTTTAGATCGTAATCTGTTCGATCCACTGTTGTTCCGTATTGCATGAAACCTTTTTTTTCTCTGGATTTAATATCATCCATAACTTTGGTTACAATGCTAGACTGTTTGTATTCGTATGATACATTTTCTTCTGTTGTTTTACTCTGCTCCATTTTGTTCGAAGTGTTTTTTTATTATGTTTTCAATTACATTTTGCTTCACATTGTTCCAGTCTTCCCAATTGCTCTCAGAGGAGTGAGGATGGGCTGATACAAAATAATGTGTGCCTGATTCGTCTACTACTTTTGTAAGAGTGAATGAATACTTCATATCTAAGAAACATTCTCCTTCAAACTCAAATGTTGTGCTGTGGGGCTTATTGATTGATATTTCCATAAACTTCGATTCTACTCATTAATAAATCATATGCTCTTCTTGGTTGTCTGTAACCATTTTCTTCCATTTTTGTTACAAAGAACTCAACCATTAATCTTGTTCTAGAGGAGGTTTCCATGTCAGATGTAAATCTTTTAATACCGTGGATAACAGTAGAGTGATCTTTGTCAAAATAACCTCCTACATCCATGTATGATAATGGGAGAGTATTGTATAAGAAATAGTAAAGCATTTGACGAGATTGAACATTTCTTAAATCTCTTCTTGTACTATCGTCACTATTCCAAATCGAATTGCTAACTTTACGCATAGTGCTGATATATTCTCTGCGTTCTTTGCCAAAGTTTACGTCATGTACAATGTTTTTATACTTCTCAGCCTCTGCTTGGATGTGAGGTACATAAACAATCAAGTCAGAGATGAATTGATTTTTCTTTGCATCTGGCACATATTCCAATATGTCCAGAAAGTGGATTGATTTTGTTTTCATATTTCGTTGAATTTAATTTTTACTTGTTCTAACGTGTGTGATTTAATAAACTCCCAGTAGACAAATTTGTAAAGGTTCTGAAGGTATTTCTTTTTGTATTTTTCACTTGATTCTGGTTTTGATACACCTAGTTCATTACAAGTCTTTTTCTTCGCCCTTTCCTTTATCTCTTCGCTTACTGTTTGAGTTATTAAATTATTCTTTCGCAAATATCTAACATTTTTCTCACAAAATGCAAATAAAACTTCTAAAATTTTATCATATTTTTTTTCCAAACAAATGTAAACAGACTCTATATTCTCGTAATAATCTTGTTTTGAACCAATTAGCTCTCCATCTTTATACTTTGTTATTGCGAGTTGTCTTAGTCCAAATTGCAGTGATGGATCAGAATGGTATATCTTCATTTCCTAAATATGGGTTATTTTGTAATTCATAATCTCCTATTGGATTGAACGAGGTGATGTCTTCACTTCCAACTTCTGAGAATCTTTTATTTATCGGGCTATATATAAATGGAACGTCTCCGACTTTACCTATAAACTGCCATCTAATTTTTTGTATGTATACACGAGTTTGACCAGATAGATAATCTCTGTAAACTACAAATCCATTATCGCATTTGTTAAAGAAATGTGCAGATCCTGCGATATCGTATAATGTTGGAACAATGTATACCCCATTCTCCTTTCTAATTTTTGTAGGGTGTGCTACAACGAATACATGTACATCATAACGATCCTTGAATCTTTTTATTTTTGTTAATGCTTCAGATATGTACTGAGTCTCGCTCATTCCGTGTGGTATCTTATGTTCAACATAATTCCAAGGGTCAATTACAAGGCAGTTAACACCGTTTCTTTTAACTAACTCTTCAGCTTTCGATAGTATACCATCTATGGTTACTTCCATCTCATCTATCTTCATAAAGAAGAATGTGTCATCTACAAATCTTGTTGCAAGTTCCACCTCTGATTCAGTCATTTTTGTTACTGGGTTGAATGATGTAAATGACTTTCCTATAAATAATTCAGCTAACTCTGAGAATAGAATTTCGGTAGGCTGTTTTTCGGGGGAGAACATGGCAATTTTCCAACCATGCTTTGAGGCTAATCTGACAAGTATATTGCTCAGAAAAGTTGACTTACCTGCATTGGGTGTTCCTGTTATAATCGTAAATTCCGAACCTCTGAATGATATATGTTCATCAAACATATTGTATCCACATTTTAATCCGTGCGGAAATCCATTTCTGTATATATCATAGATCTTTTCCTTTACATGACTTGCCTTTTCAATACCCTCAATTGGAATCTGATATGCCTCTGCTATAATTTGTCTTAATACATCGACTCCATAATTTACAATTACTTCATTGGCATCCTTACTCCCATCAGGGCAATTTACAAACCATATCCTTTCCTTACCTAATCGTCTGGCCAACTCATCTCTCAAAGACATTCCAGATGAATCGTTATCTGTAAATATGATTATTTTTTCTTTGTCAATAAAGTGGTCAATACAGTTATCGAGATACTTAAGGTTTTGATTACCCTTTGTTGCCCCATTAGGAACGCTTACAACAGGGTAAATTTGAGCTTCATGCATTGATAAGGCATCCATCTCCCCCTCGACAATTACACACCAATTATAGCCCTCTATTGAGTTCAAATTGTACATGATAAGTTCAGCGTCCTTAACCATCTTAAAATTTTTGGCCGCATCCCTGTATTTAATGTTAATTAAATCGCTCCCTCTGTAATAATTAAAGCAAATCGCCTTACGGTTTTCAGACGCTTGTGGGAAGTAGGTCTCTTCCTCTGTTACCTTAAATTGGAGTAGTGTGTGGTTGGATATACCTCTCGATTCAAACCATGATAAAACTTTGTCGCTTACCTTTTGAAGTTTAGATACAGGGATTACATATTCTGGTTTACGATCATAAGACTTTACAGTCTTTCCTATGAACGCCTCGCAGTTTGGATAGTGGCATTTATAGACACCTAGCTCAACATTTACAGATAGACTTTTGTCACTTTTGTTTGTTCGAATGTCTTTGCAAAATGGGCAATTAACCTTTTGCTGACCTTGTCTATCCTTACATTGAATACCTAGGTCTGTTAGTTTTTGATAGTTACTCATATTATTGGTTTATTAGTTTTAGTGTTCCTGGGACTGCTGAATCATATTGTTGTTTAGTTACTTCAACAATATCTCCGAATGCAGTTCTTACTTTTAGCCTAACTTCTTGTATCTTGTTTTCATCTCTAAACCAAATGTGCATTTTCAGCCTCCAATTTTTCACAGGCTTATTGTTCTTATCACACCAATTACCATCGCTGTAGTAGTTGTATGCTTTTATAGCCACATCCTCACGATACCCCTTTTCTCTGAAGAATGCCTTTACCTCATCTAAACTTGGAGGAGAAAAACGTGCTTTCCCTATATTAGTATTTGTATTATTATTATTCTTTGTATTAGTATTTAGTATTTGTATAGGCATACTTTCACCGAGGTCGGTAAAAGCCGATGTCGGTGTTTCCCGAATGTCGGTTTTCTCCGATGTCGGTACTTCATATACAATGTGATTCCAACCTTTAAACAATTTTGTTTCGTTGTCAATTACCTTCACAGACAAAATGTAATTCTTGTCCTGTAGCTGTTTAAATACACGATCTATAGTCCCCTTAGACTCTCCTGTCTTTTCTGGGAGATTTTTTTTGTAAAGAACCCAATCACATGGCAAACTCAATAGATATACCAGAAGACCCTTTTCTTCAATTGTCAATGTGCAGTCTTGGAGTAATTTATTACTCAACATAGTAAAGTCCTTTTCAGACTTTGCCTTTATAATTTGTCCTGTATTCATATGTGCGAAAAAAATGCCCCGAAGAATGGGGAGGTCGCAGTCTCACACCATTCAACAGGGCTAGTGTTTTTATGTTTTTAGTTTGCTGCGACTCAAACTTAAAACGAAAACTAATACTTTATTTTACTCTCCAGATTCGAACTCCTCCATCCATAGTTCTAGCTGTCAATTTATACTTCTTCTTTTTCTTTTGATAAAATAAACGAGCTAAATATTTAGATGTCTCTCCTTCAATAAAGAATGAGTCTCCAATTTCCATATCTGGCAACTCGTAAGATGCCTTACGTCCTCTCCCACTATTTGGTACTGGAACGTCTTTTTCAACCTTGAACATATTTCTTAAAAAATTTTGTATGATTTTCATTTGTGCTTTGCAAAGGTAAACACATATAAGTTTTTAAAGCAAGAAAAAAATAGCAACATTTTAACACCTTATTGTTTAAAACTTCAAAATATAGATTGTTTTTTTAAAATAAAGTATATGTATCTTTGTAAAAATTAAACACAATGGAATTTAAAGGAAAACTTAAATCGGTTGGGAGTATCGAACAAAAAACTCCAAAATTTACAATTCGCAAATTTGTCGTAGAGACAGAAGGCAAGTATCCAACAATTGTTGAATTTCAGTTAATAAATGACAAGGTTAGCTTAATTGAGCCTTACGTTCCAGGAGATAGCCTTACAATTAGTTTTAACATTGAAGGACGTGAATATAACGGAAATGTTTACAACTCCTTAAAAGCTTGGAATATTAGCGGTGACATACCAATGCCCTCTAAAAACGAGCCTGTACAGGAGCCTTTAGAGGCTAAAGGTGATGATGATCTACCGTTCTAAGACAAAAGCCTCTTCAAAGCGAAGGGGCTTTTTTGTATTTTTACGAAAAATACGGTTTATGTTCTGGAGAAAACGAAAAAAAGAGGACACCCCTCTGCCTACATTATGCAGTACAATATGCGTTGTGTGGAATAATGAAGAAGATATTTCTGGCTCGGCTCAACTTTATTGTGATGCTGTTCCTATAATTTTTGATATAACAAAAATAGCTGCTATACAAGCTGATGTAGAATTTAAAGATAATGGATCTATATCAGTAGGTAATAGAACTCTTCTTTATATAGTTGGTTCAGATGACCCACTAATTATAGATCAGCCCTTCAAAACATTCTCTGAATATTTTAACCTATTAAAAAGTAACGAGGTATACAATGTTTACAACCAAGATAAATAAAAACATTCTAATTACAGAATGCTCTTCCGATAAGAAATGGCTTATGATATCCGATGTCCACTGGGATAATCCAAAGTGCAAAAGAGATATATTAAAAAGGCATTTAGACATGGCCCTTGCCGAAGATATGGGAATCGTTATTAATGGCGATTT